GGTAAGTTGATGGAAGCAATTAAACCACCACGCACCGTAAAATTTTATCAACTGTTAAAAATGGCAACCAAAACTGGTTTGAACATTTCAAGCGTTGGTAGTATCAGCAATGGCTATAACTATGTAGGCACCGGCATTTATAATACTTTGCAAGATGCTGAACATCAGCGCACACTGGAAACTCTCAAAGACACCGAAGGTGGCGCCAACACATATCACATATTTGAACTAGAATTTCCTAACCCTGTGTACCGAGAATGATATTCAATCACATCAAACAACTAAAAGCCGAGGGAAAAAAAATTGGCATCACTTTCTCAACCTTTGACATGCTCCACGCCGGGCACATTGCAATGCTCTCAGAAGCCAAGAATCACTGTGACTACCTCATTGCCGGGTTGCAGACAGACCCAACTATCGATCGACCTGAAACTAAAAATCGCCCTATACAATCTATTGTTGAGCGACAAATACAGTTGGCCGCATGCCGTTACGTTGATGAAGTTGTTGTATACCAAACAGAACAAGATCTCGTTGACCTGCTATTGATACTGCCGCTGGATGTGCGTATCCTGGGTGTAGAATACGAAGGTAAAAACTTTACAGGATATGGTGAATGTTATGATCGTGGCATTGAAATTGTGTTCAACGGTCGAGATCATTCATTCTCTTCCAGCAGCCTTCGCAAGCGGGTAGTGGCTGCAGAAACTGAAAAGTTGTTGATCCAAAAATGATCCTGTATGTCAATGGTTGTAGTCACAGCGCGGCCGCGGGGGCAACAGTTGTTCACGCCTGGGCGGTAGATGACTCACAGTACTGGGATCGAGGTACAGAACCACATCCAGCAAATCTATCGGTCAGTTATGGTAAGCGTATTGCAGATGCGTTGGGCGCAACATTGATCTGTCAAGCAAGTTCAGGCGGCAGTAACGATAGAATTATACGCACAACAAAACAGTGGATTGCAAACAATCCCACCTGTGTCAAGAACACCTTTATGATTTTACAATGGACCACCTGGGAACGTGAGGAATGGTTACATGATGGCACATGGTATCAAGTCAACGCTTCGGGTATAGATTTTGTTCCTCCTGAATTAGAACAACGTTATAAAAACTATATTATTAATGTAGATTGGAATCTCAAAACTCTTGAAGCCCATGATAAAATTTGGGAAATGCATTTATTTTTAAAAGATTTAGAAATACCGCATTTGTTCTTTAGCGGACACAGTACCTTTAGTAATATTCAAAATCAGCACGATTGGGGCACAAACTATATGTATCCATATGTTCAGGAAGAATCCTATCATAATTGGCTAAAAAACAACGGTGGAACCTATGCAAAAGCGTCAACTTACCATTTTGATGCCAAAAGTCATAGACTTTGGGCAGAACATGTGTTACAATACATCAACAACAACAACTTAATTGTCGCCAATGAAATACGTACTGATTGATACTGCCAACATGTTTTTTCGTGCTAGACACGGAGCATTTAGAGCCGCTGACTCTTGGACCAAGTTAGGCTTTGCTCTACATGTTACCCTGATGGCTGTGAACAAAATGGCCCGACGTTTTGAAGCAGATCACGTGGTTTTTGCACTGGAGGGCAGGTCCTGGCGCAAAGATTACTACAAGCCCTACAAAGCCAATCGTGCTGTGGCACGTGGCAAAATGACCGAAGCAGAAGCAGAAGAAGATAAACTGTTTTGGGAAACCTATGATGAACTGACTAAATATTTGGCTACTAAGACTAATTGTAGCGTGATCCGATGTGCTACTGCCGAAGCAGATGATATCATAGCACGTTGGATCGCTTTGCACCCCCAAGACGAACATGTTGTTGTAAGTTCAGATTCTGATTTTGTGCAATTGCTTGCGCCCAATGTTACTCAATACAATGGCATTGCAGATGAATTACTAACTGTTGAGGGCATATTTGATGCTAAAGGTAAACAGGTCATTGATAAAAAAACTAAACAAGCAAAAACGATTCCAGATCCAGCCTGGCTGTTATTTGAGAAGTGTATGCGTGGCGACTCCTCCGACAATGTCTTTAGTGCATATCCGGGAGTACGTGAGAAAGGCACAAAGAATAAAGTTGGTCTCCGTGAAGCCTACGCGGATCGCGGTAATAAAGGGTACCACTGGAACAACATGATGTTGCAACGTTGGACAGACCCGGATGGTCAAGAACATCGTGTCAAAGACGATTATGAACGCAATCGCACCTTGATTGACCTTACTGCACAGCCCGACGACATCAAGGCCACTGTGGACTCGGCTATATGTGAACAAATTTCACACCGGGATGTGGGTCAAGTGGGAGTGAGATTTATGCAATTCTGCGGCCGGTATGAATTGAACAAATGCAGTGAGTCAGCCGAACAGTTTGGTCGTTGGCTCAACGAAACATATAAAGGAGTGCTGAATGATATTAGCCAAACCCATAGTGGAAAATCAGTATTGGATACTCAAGAAGGATGATCGCAAGATCGGCCAAATAGAAGTAAAAGAGAACGGTAATTGTACAATAAAAATTCTTGACAGTGTCATAAGTTACAAAACTATCAAGATGGCTCGAGAGGCTGTGAATATCCAATTCGAGCCGGCTGAGACCGTAACTCCACAGCCACCGAATCAAGTTTACGGGCATGAGGTTGAAGGTGCGGTATTCAATCCTTTGTGGGACGTCAAACACCGATTACCACTGTTCACAAGAGAAGACAAATCCAAGTCTTGGTTTGCCGCAGGCTGGTACCGTGTGAAGCAACATCGCAAGTGGCGAGTGGTACAACACCCTAAACTAATCACCTTGGAGCGTTATGCTTACCAAGGTCCTTTCAACTCAAAAGAAGAAGCAAATGACAAATCCGTTTCGTGATCAAGAAAAATTTATGAAGGCCTGTGAACAAACCACAGGTGAGTTTAACGAAGCGCAATACCAACTGTATTGCAATCTCATTAGTGAAGAATTTGAAGAATTGGTGGCCAGCCGGACCAAAGTAGATGACCTTGACGCATTGATTGACATCCTTGTGGTCACAATTGGTGCCATACACAGTCTCGGTGTGGATGCCGAGGGTGCCTGGAAAGAAGTCATGAGCACTAATTTTGCCAAAGTTGATAAACAAACAGGCATGGTGCGTAAACGTGAGGATGGCAAAGTGCTCAAGCCGGCTGGTTGGACACCACCTGATCTAGAACAGTTTGTAAAATGAGTTTGCACATAAATCGTTTTGTTGACAGTATCAAAGCACACGAATCACGTGGTCAGCGTGATTTTGTCATGACCATGCGTGAAGCCAAAGATCTACACAGTGATATTACAAAATTATTATTGACACTGGAAACTCTGCGGAGTAAGCCCACTTCTGCTCGAGAAGAAACAATCACAGTAGAATTAAATGGCGGCAGTTTCAAAACCACGTAGTTTTTGAGATAAATAAACTACGGAGATAACGATGTCAAGACCCAAGCCAACGGTGCTGATCGAGCACACTGATAAAGCAACCTACAAGACCGAACAAGTGTTGGCCTCTGAAGGAGTTTGGGCAGTGTTTTACGACACCAAACCTATAAATCTCAAAACGTCCAACATGCTCACACAGTATCCTGGACCCAAGTACAAAAAAGTTTCATTCTCCAATCCTGGCCATGCCAAAAATTTGGCCAAAAAACTCAACACACAATTCAAGACCGACAAGTTCACTGTGGTGCTGTTGACGCAGGGGGCGCAAGTATACCCCGATGTTCGATAAACAACAACTCACTCAACAACTGTTAGATCAACTGCCAGAGGATGAGCGGCCAAGTATTGGATTTGCTATTAGAACTTGGTGGCAAAACCCCCATGAAGATGGCGGCTTAAGATTGACTCTACACGGATTGGATGTTTTTCAAAATTTTTTGAAAATTGAATCACACGAGTACGAATTTATTCGAGCCTTGAGTCCTGGTATGTTGATGACTTTGAGCCGAAAACTAGACTGTCCTTATTTTCTTCGAGGTGGTCGAACCAACCGGTTATATTTGTTTGGCAGTAAACAAGCCGTGATGTATGCCATGTATGGTGACATGGAAAAGTTTCTGCATTATTTAGATCGTACATAAAAAGTACTACTTTTTTGTACCAAAAAATGTAACCCAAAGTATTACTTTTTGTAACCCCGAAAAGTAGTACTTTTGTAGTACTACTTCGTGGTTGACCAAAAAAGCCCTTTTTGCTATAATACTTGTATGGAAGCAAAAAAGCAGTCACGTAAAAAACGAGTCGATCGTACACACATCGTGTACTTTATCCAAATTGGACTGGAGTACTACATTGGTGTTACTGCAAAAACTCAGCGCACTATCAACATGAGCCTGCGCAGTCGCATCAACAAGCACATCTATCGCTCACGCACAGAAGACAAGTCTTGGCGTCTGTACGAAGCAATTCGTGCCGCTGGCGAGGCGGCTGTTAACTACACGATCATAGACATTGTGCGTGGCAAGACTGAAGCACACCAGTTAGAGCGTGAACTAATACGAAAGTATACACCTGCACTCAACACTGACGTTCGCGTCAAAGCGATTGACCAATAATTCCCGTTTTGCTAAAATACTTGTATAGAAACTAAAAAGGAGCCTGACATGACGATCACTACAGCAATCGCACAACTCAAACGAGAACAAGAGTTCTTGGGCCTGGGCCTGTTGGAACTCTTGGCAGACATTCAAGCAAATGGTAGCATGGTCTACAGTGAACGCACCATGCAGGCCTTCCGTGTGTTCATGGCAGAAGGTGCCCGTATGTTTGCACCAGTGGAGGCATAACATGAGCGAACGTGCAAGAAAATATTTCAACACTTATTCATGTCCCAATGAACCCAGGTACTTTACACTATTTGGCTATCTGTTTAGTGTGAACTGGGCCAGTGAATGTTGGACACACATTACCGATAGAGAAAAAGAAAAAACCGATTGGTTGCACATTGGTAAGGTGCGTAACATGCAAGGACAGACCATGTACGAACTTGTGATTGGTCGTTTTTTAATGTTGTGGGGGAAATAATGAGACTATCACCGCTTGATCAACGCATGAACGAAGATATCGACGCTATCATTGCCAAACTGCAAGAAGCCAAAACAAGTCGAACCTATCTTCAACGTGCCAGCCTTGTGGGCAAGATTGCCGAACAATGTCAAAGTTATGAATTTTATTGGGAAGAAAGACTTTACAGTCTAATGGATTAAATGTATAATGTAGCAACACCCAAACACGAACAGGAATTTGAGTCTTTGGACCAGGCCATGGCGTATGCTAGAGTGTTGGGCGAGTTTGTTACTATCACAGGCAACGGCATGGAGATAGTTGGCGTGTTTGGTGCTGACAGTATTCGAGATGGTCGGTGCCCTGACGGTGAGGCATACACATGGATGAAGCGGAGATCACAGTGAACCAGCGGATCAAACAGTTAATGGGGCAGACCCTGGACGACAAGTTTAAAGAAACTTGGAGCACCCTAACGCCTGCGGACTTGGAAAAGTTTGTGAAACACTTTGCCGAACTGCTGATCCGTGACTGTGCCGACGTTGCCTACAGGTTTGATGGTGTCACACTGGGACAAGGCTACACCATTGCCAAGCATATCAAAAAGAACTATGAGATTGAACTGTGAGTCAAGGCAAGCAAATGTATTATCATCACCTGCGTGAGAATATTCGCAACATGCACCCTCGATTGAAAGAACTGGCCATCCAAGCAGGTGCCTATGAAGATGGCGGCACCATTCTCACAGGCCCTATGGATACAGCAAAGTTTGCCGAGTTGATTGTTCGGGAATGTGGAATTGTGGCAGACCATTGGGTTGATGACGAAGACAATGGCCACAACTTGGTCAGTGACCGATTGCGACAACATTTTGGAGTTGAAGAATGAATCAAATCAGTCGGTATCTGATCAGCATTGATAGGCCACCTTATGTGAATGGTCGTCAAGTAGGGCAAGCCACGCCTTGCACAAGTTATGGCCAGCCTGCTTGGTTTATCTCGTTCCGTGATGGTTATACTCATGCAAGTGATCCTGTGTTCACAGACGAGGATGGACTAAACGGGGCACCATCTATTGTAGAATACGCAAAGAACATAGGATACGAAG